GTGGTATCTTAGATAAAAGATTTCCTATCCCGTGGGAAGAATATCAGAATAGTTTATTGCTTACAAATGATACAGGATTGAATAAAATACCAACTAAAATACACAGCATAGTAGACATAAAAGATTATCAAGAAAACTAAAAAATAATTGTATTTCACTATTGCATGTGATATATATTATTGGTTACAGAATAAAGTAACTAACAAATAAATAATAACTAATAAAATAAGGAGATTAACAAATGGATATTAATTCTATTCGCAGTAGGCTTAACCAGCTACAAACCACAAACAATCGAACTTCAAATCTTTGGAAACCACAACCTGGTAAACAGGTTATTCGTGTTTTGCCATATAAGCATAATAAGGATAATCCGTTCATTGAGTTGTTCTTCCATTTTGGTTTGAATAACAAAACCTATCTTTCACCAATTACATTTGGTCGTCCTGATCCAATCGAAGAGTTTGCACAAAAACTTAAAACGAGTGGGAACAGAGAAGAGTATCAGATGGCTCGTAAATTAGAAGCTAAGATGAGAACCTTTGCTCCTGTTATCGTTCGTGGTGAAGAGACTCAAGGTGTTCGTTTTTGGGGTTTTGGTAAAACAGTCTATCAAGAATTACTTTCTGTTATTGCAGACCCAGACTATGGTGATATTACCGATCCAGTAAGTGGACGTGATATATCAGTAGAGTTTATTACTGCAGAAGAAAGTGGTGCTTCTTTTCCTAAGACGGCTATTCGTGTTAAACCTAATCAGACACCTATTGTGGAAGATAAGGCAAAGCTAGAAAACCTCTTGGAGAATCAAAAAGACATAACCGAATTGTACCAAGAACTCTCATACGAAGAACTGACAGAAGTGCTTAACCAATGGTTAAACCCTGAAAGTGAAGGTACTGAGGAAACAAAAGAAACTGTACCTAAATCTGCTGTTGCTGCTGAGTCAGCAAAAGTCGAAGATGCCAGTGCTGCTTTCGATGAGTTGTTCAATAAGTAAATAAAGTGTAGTGGGTGTTGAAGCCAACACTAATAAAACCGAGTGTGTGTAAAAGCCGGACACACCCACTATTTAATTAGGAGAAATATATGTCAGTTAAAGACGATTTAGCTGGGGTTCTTGCCGACTCTTTAAATAAGAAATTCAAAGATTATAAGGTTGCTTATTTTTTAGATGGCGCACAAGAAACACCAACAGATATCAAAGAGTTCATTTCAACAGGTTCAACAATGTTAGACTTAGCAATCTCAAATCGCCCTAATGGTGGTATTGCAGTTGGTAGGATTACAGAGTTAAATGGATTAGAGAGTAGTGGTAAATCCTTAGTAGGTGCACATCTACTTGCAGAAACTCAAAAGAAGGGTGGTGTTGCTGTTTATATAGATACAGAGACAGCAGTAAGTGAAGATTTCCTACAGGTAATTGGTGTTGATGTAAACAATATGTTATATCTACATTTAGAAACTATCGAAGATGTCTTTGAAGCTATCGAAGAGATTGTAACAAAAGTTAGAGAATCAGACAAGGATAGGTTAGTAACTATCTTAGTAGATTCATTAGCTGCTGCTACAACTAAGGTTGAGTTAAATGCTGACTTTGATAAAGATGGTTGGGCTACTTCAAAGGCTATCATCATATCAAAGGCTATGAGAAAGATTACTCAAATGATTGGTAGACAAAGGGTTGCTTTGGTATTTACAAATCAGTTAAGAGTAAAGTTGGGTGCTATGTTTGGTGATCCTTATACTACTTCAGGTGGTAAGGCTCTTCCATTTCACGCATCAACTCGTGTAAGATTAAAGAATAAAGGTCAGATTAAAGATACTAAAAAGAATGTAATAGGTATGACTATACTGGCGCAAGTGATTAAGAATCGTTTGGGTCCTCCACTAAGAAAAGCTGAGTTTCCACTCTACTTTGAAAGTGGTGTAGATGATGAAGGTAGTTGGTTATTAGTTCTTAAAGACCACAACTGTGTAAAAGTTGGTGGTGCTTGGTATACTATGAAAGACCATAATGATAAAGAGATTAAGTTTCAATCTAAAGAATGGTCTACTATGCTTGAAGATGAAGAGTTTAAGTCTTATTGTTATAAACTCATTTGTGATAAAGTTATACTGAAATACAGCAAAGCTGATTTAGGTATTGATGATGTAGAGACTACAGAAGAGGTGTTAGGTGACTAATGCTAGATACCTTTCGATACTTGAAGAGATAAAAAACAAAGGCGGTAAATTAGACTCAGAAGAACCTGATGATAAGGTACTGATTATAGATGGGTTGAATACATTCATAAGATGTTTCAGCGCTATACCAACTCTCAATGATGACGGAGCTCATGTTGGGGGAATAGTTGGTTTTCTAAGGTCAGTTGGATACGCTATAAGGACAATTAGACCTACCAGAACTGTCATAGTATTTGATGGTAAGGGTGGGTCTAATCGCCGAAAGAAGTTATTCCCTCAGTATAAAGCTGGTAGGAATATGTCGGAAAGATTAAATCGTTCTTATGACTTCAATGACAAAGAAGATGAACATCAATCTATGAAGATGCAACTGACGAGAGTTATAGATTACTTAGATTATCTTCCAATCACAACGATTACAATTGAGAACATAGAAGCTGATGATACGATGGCTTACCTTACCAAACAGGTTATGAAAACATCTAAGATAGTTTTGATGTCTACAGACAAAGACTTTCTTCAGCTAGTAAATCATAGAGTTTCAGTTTGGTCTCCTACAAAGAAGAAGATGTATGATCCCCCAAAGGTATTAGAAGACTATGGGATACCATCTCATAACTTTGCTGTCTATAGATCTATAGATGGTGATAAGTCTGATAACATTGATGGTGTTCGTGGATGGGGATTGAAAACTATTCAAAAAAAGATTCCTCTTTTACTCGAAGACAAGATACTTAATATAGATGACATTATTGCCGAAGATGAAAAGCTCAAAGAGAGTGAAGAGTTATTGAAAAGAAACTATACTTTGATGCAGTTGGATGAAGTAGATATCAGTACTTCTGCTAAAACTAAAATCTTAGACAAAATCAGAGAACCTGTTAATAGGTTAAATAAAATACAATTTCAAAAAAGATTTATTGAGGATAGACTATTTGCAACATTACCAAATATGGATAGTTGGTTAGTTCAATGTTTTGCTAAACTCAATCAAATGGCTGAGAAGACACATGGGAAGAAAACGTAAATACACATCAGAATCAGATAGAAAAGAAGCACAACGTAGATGGTCTATGGAATATTATAAAAGGAATAGAGCAGCTCTCCAAGCTAAAGCTAGAGAACGCTATCGTAGAAAAAAACAAATGGAATTAAAAGAAATACAAAGAAGAGAACTATATGGCGAGTGAGAATTTTAATCAATTCGGTCCGACATTTCAATCAAAGGTAATCTCATCCTTATTGTCGGATAATAAGTTTATACAAACTATCAATGATATATTAGAACCAGCATACTTCGATTCAGATGCCAACAAATGGTTGACAACAGAGATAGCTAAATACTTTATGGAGTTTAGAAAAGCTCCTACATTAGAAGTTCTGAAGATAAAGATTACTCAGATGGATGATGATGTTCTTAAAGTATCTATCATTGAAAATCTAAAAGAAGCTTGGAGAAATGTAGAGGCTACTGATTTAGAGTTTGTAAAGCAGGAGACTTTGGGTTTCTGTAAAAATCAGGTTATTAAAGAATCTATCATGCAATCAGTTGATTTATTAGAACAGAAGAAGTATGACGAAATCAAAGTCATAATTGATGCTGCTATGAAAGCTGGTAGTGAAAGAGACTTAGGTCACGATTACATTATTTCATTAGAAGAAAGACTTACATCTGCTGTAAGAAATACATTACCTACACCTTGGGATTCAATCACTACTGTTATGGATGGTGGATTAGCTGGTGGTGAGTTAGGTGTGTTAGTTGCCGCTGCTGGTATTGGTAAGACTTGGTGTCTTCAATCTCTGGCTGCTCATTTAGTAAAGCAGGGTAAAACTGTAGTTCATTATACCTTAGAGTTAAATGAGGCTTATGTTGGTTTAAGATATGATACTGTGTTTAGTGGTGTAACAACTTCTAACATTAAATTCTATCAAGAAGATGTTCAAAAGGTTATAGATGGACTAACAGGTAAGTTAATCATTAAGTATTATCCTACTCGTTCTGCTTCGGTAAATACATTAGCTGCTCATCTAAAACAGATGGAGATTCAGGAAATTAAACCTGATGCGGTTATTGTAGATTATGCTGATATTCTAAAACCAACTACATTCTATAAAGAGAAGAGACACTCAACAGGTGAGACTTATGAAAATCTTCGTGGTATGGCTGGTGAGTTTGATATTCCTATATGGACAGCATCACAGGCAAATAGAAGTTCGTTGGAAGAAGATATAATTGATGCTAGTAAAGTATCAGAGGATTATTCTAAGGTTATGACTGCTGACTTTGTTATGTCTGTAAGTCGTAAGGTAGAGGATAAGATTGCAAACACAGGCAGAGTTCATGTAATCAAAAACAGATTTGGTATTGATGGGATAACATTTCCTGCAGAAATCAATACAAATACCGGCAACATACAAGTGTATGAAGCTTCAACGCAAGGTGGAAAAACAACACAAGGTAAGATGGATAATTCAGAAGAGTACTTGAGACAAACTTTATCAAAGAAATATAAAGATATGGGTGGATTTGAGTAAATAAGAATCAGTATATATTATATTTAATAGTGTGAGAAAAATTAATTAGGAGTTACGATGGAAAAGTTTACGTTATCAGAAAATTTTATAAATAAATTTAAAAGAAAAAAACCACCATTTGGTTTCAACGGATTAGGTGAGTTAGTTTATATGAGAACCTATTCAAGAATTAAAGCAGACGGAAAGAATGAACGTTGGTGGGAAACAGTTAGAAGAGTCGTAGAGGGAACATACTCTATGCAAAAGAATCACATTGATTCACATCAATTAGGGTGGAATCCGTGGCAAGCTCAAAAGTCAGCGCAAGATATGTATGAGCGCATTTTCAATATGAAGTTTTTGCCACCTGG